CTTGTAACTTCTTCACCGATCATAGCCAATTTTAATGAATTTGGATTCACTTCAACAAGGTTAATGGTAAGTTCAGCTGTTTCACCCTGTTTGTGTGTCAAACCTTTAGTATCAACAACTGCACCATCAACTTCAATCGTCACGATATTTGGAACAAGTTTGAAACTATTACCACCGGAAGTAGCACCGAAAATGTCACCATTCCATGTACTTTTTTCATTATCCCATTTCAGATTTTTGTAAATCGTACCTGCACCAAGCAGAAGGGATTTAGGGGTAGTTTCTGTAATACCGGACTTCTTCAATCCTTTGATTAAACCCATAATCAATTACCGCCTTTCCATGTTTTTACTGTTAAATTAACCTGTACCTTTTGCAACTGTTCATCACCTGAATCCACAGGTTCACAACTGCAATAAAAAACCGCAATAGCCTGATTTTCTACTATTGCGGTAAGACCTTCCACAGAAGGAAAGTGTTCTTCTATTTTTTCAGCTTCTTCCAATAATTGAAACAGTGTTCCTTCATTGGTTGCTGTTTTTCGGTTGAACCCATCAAGCACAAGGGTGAATTCTTTCATTCCATCTTCTGTTGTAGGGTCTACCGGAAGAAGTTCACCCACAAAATAGGGATAAGTGGGTTTTGATTTCTTATTTTTCAAGAAATGATAATCAACAGGTGCTTTTTTCATTTCACCTGAGATAAACTTCAATACTTTTTTCATCAAATACCCCCAAATAAATCTTCTGCTCTACGTTTCAACTTATTTTTTAATGCTGTGTATGCTCTGAAAAATGGTCTACGTGCTTTTTTACCATGAGTGAAGTGTCCGTTGCCTTCTGCATCTTTGTAGAACCAACCGCCTTTTCTTCCATCACCATTCAAGGCATACTCACCTGTACCAAATTCTTCCCATATAGCATTTTCATAATTTGACCCAACATAACCTTCAAGCTTAGATTCATCAACATCATAGCCGTATGAACCTTTTGTTTTACCTGTCTTTACCTTTGAATTTCGTTTTGTTTGTGCTTCCAATTCACCACAGGCTTCATGCAACCAAGCAGTTCCTACTTCTTTGATTTTTGCTTTCACCTGTACACTGTTATCAACAAAAGCCATAACATCACCCACCAATAAATTTCAGGTATATTTCAAGCTGTTGATGTAGTTCCATGGGGTCATCATACAAAGTTACTTCGTAAATATCATCACCTATCACCATTCGACTGTTTTCAGGTGTAATTTTTTCATCCGGTTGACCTTCCACCTGATACAATAAAGGAAAGTAATCACAAATGAACACGTGGGTTGATTCCTGAATTTTAGCATTATAATTTACACTTGGTGAATCACCGCCTGATAAATCCAACCACCCCTTGAATGGGGAAACTGCATTGACCCACGTTTCGTTATCAATTCCAAGTTCATCCTGTGTTACAGCCTTTATTTGAATAATAGCTGATTTGTTACCACCAATCTTACCCATCAGAATCTTGGTTTCATGTATGGTTTCAAAAAACCAAGCAGGGAAACCGGATAACCCATAACCTGATTATTTGAATCCTGATCATAATATGTTACAGAATGTCTTGACAACGTTTCAGATTTGATACCTACCTTTTGACGGTTATCTTTTTCCCAAATCATCAGGTCAATCACACCTTTTTTAACATCTGCCGGATAAATTATTTTGGTTACAGTGTTTGATGGAAAATCATACAATTCACCATCTACCACAATACCTTCATCTGTAATTTCTGCAATTCCATATAGACCGTCATTAACCATAGACTGTGAAATTTGGATAGTGTCACCCACCTTAAAATAAGGTGAGTGACCTACTAACACCCCATTACGAACAGGGGCTTCAATCCTCATAACACGATTCTGAAAGTTGTTGTTGGTGTATGACCTGATAAGACTTTCAATAGCTTCAAGCTTCATAGATAAAACATTACTGTTCATATCTTTGAATTCATCCATTGAAAGTAAAGTTTCAACTTTTACAATCATCAGGAACACCGCCTTTCAAAATTAAGATTCCTTTACGGTATAACCACTGTGTTCCTTGAACCAATCAACCATTCTTTCAGAAGTAACAACAGCCTGACCATTAGCAAACTGAATACCACCTGCACCAATTCCACAATAAGTAGGATTGTTATTTACCGTAACAACCCACTGTTTAGGTTTATTTGCAGTTACTACCTTTGCAACCGCTTCTTCCACAAGTGCCTGTGTTGCTGCTTCATCCAAACCTTCTTTTTCAGCTTTCTTCATTGCTGTTTCTTTTGCTTTTGCAATTTTTTCTTCTAAACTCATTGCCATATTCGTCACCTACACCTTTCTATTTTGGGGTTAGGGTGAGGATGCACCCCACCCTGTAAATTAAGAAATCTTAATGTTTCTAAGAACACCTGCGTGCTGTGTATTTTTCAATACTGTAGCAGCAACCATTTCAACTTCTGCATCCTTGACTGTACCCGGTTTGCTGAAATCAGGTAAATACTGGTCAATTACAGAACCGCCATTCAGACTAATTCCATGGAAACCATCATTTACATCAAATTTAACTGCGTAAATATCTGTTAAACCTGTCTGTGCTGAACCAACTGTACGTGCAATGCCTTTCTTTACAACTGCATTTGCAACAGCAGCATTTTCAGCAACGGTGTAATGGTTACCCAAGTCCATAAAACGCACACCGTCAAGGTTTACAACCTTTTTACCAAAGGCTTCTTCTGTTTCAGTCTTGTAACCAAGCATACGTGCAACTGTCTGAATCTTACCAATCATATCTGTATTCATCAGAAGTGCATCTGCTTTTGTACTGTTTACAAGAAGGGTAAGTGCTTCATAAAATTCATCTGCATTTTCCTTTGTTGCTCCAATGTCAGATAAATCAATCACTTTTGTTGCATTGAATTCAGTTGTAGTACCTGCAAGCATGGAATCCAAACCCTGAAATTCAGGATGGTCAGTGTTTGCAGTAGTAGTTGCATCACCGTTGATAAGGGTGTAGTGGAAAAGAGAAACAACCGCTTTGATATGTTCCTCAATCTGCCAAGCAAGGTTGTCATACTTACCTGCTGCTTTGTTGAGAACTCTGTCAAGCTGAACAGCACCACCCATGATAGCAAGTGCAGCTTCACATTCCTGTTTAGTTGCAGCAGAAGCGGTATAAGAACCGTTTAATTTTCTAAATTCTGCTGTTGCAGGAAGAACCTTTCTTAAATATTTATATTTCAGTGTAGAACCACCGCCTGATGCAGATACACAGTCATCAAACTGTAACATCTGCAAAATATCGGATTCTCTAAGGAAAATATCAACAATCTGACCAAAAACTTTGTCAGACATACCTTTTTTGATTTCTTCAAGTGTCATAGCTGCCATAATAATTCACCTTTTTTAACCTTTCTTTTATTCATTGTTTGGTTCATACTGCATTTTCAGGGCTTCTGCAAGGGTTTTAGGTTCGGCACTACCACCTACACCACCGCCTTTTTCAATCTTGTTTTCCTGAATCTGCTTGTTCTGTGTTGTCGCAAAGTTTGAAGGAAACTGTGTTTTAAGTCCTGCAATCAAATCATCCTGCCCTTTAAGCTTACCGGATTCATCAACTTTAACTTCACGATCACCGGAGTTTGCTTTAAACATCAGATAATCAAGGTCAGAAGCTTTTGCACCTGCATCAAGTAAAGCAATCTTTAAAGCTGACTCTGTTTTCAGCTTTTCATTTTCTGCTTTCAAAGTTGCAATATTACTTTCATATTCAGTGATTTTACTCTGCAAAGCTTCATTGTCAGATGTTCCTTTTTTCAGCTGTTCGATTAAAGCATTTGCTTCTGTCAGCTGTTTATTAACTCCATCATGATCTGTTTTCAGCTTTGCATAACGTGTGTCAAGGTTTTCTTCACCTGCAATGAAGATTTTGTTCTGCTTCATTTCACCAATGGTTTTTTCAACCTGTTCATCAGTAAGCCCCTGTGCTTTTAAAATTTCCTGTAATGTCATTTCTTTGTACCTTTACCTTTCATACGATTTTGTACGTGTTACGTCACGAATTTACTTGGTAGATGTTTTACGTCATCCCTGACGAATGGTAATAAAAAAACACCCTTGCGGATGCTATTCACTATTTAACCCATAGTTGGAAGATAAGTAGATCACCTTAACCTTTCTTATGAAATTTTTTTCTTCATGACCTCATTTATCCCCCTTTCATTGGAATAAAAAAGGATTGATTTGAAAAGTTAATTTCAATCAATCCCACATTTCACCTTTTTCCGGTAACAATTCCAACACTTTGTAGAAATCAGGAATTTCTGCAATGGTCTTTCCTTCTTTCAACGCTGTCAGAACTTCAATTTTTTCATCAAGCAGCTTATCACTTTCCAAGTCAAAGAATTTATCAACTTCTAAGCAATCAACCGCTGACAAAAGTTTTATGATTTTTTCTTTTTTTTCAATTATCTGTTTCTGTGCATCTGTCATATCATTCACCAACCTTTTCAAGAAGTGCTTGAATAGCTGCTTCCAATTCAGTGACCAATTCCGGCTTATCAGCTTTTAATAATTCAATCAAATCAGGTCTTGTTACACTCAACGCACCATAATTTGCAAGTGTTTCCTGAATTCGTGAATCAGTGTAAGCATAGTATGAAGCACCATGACCATACAGCACACCATGACTATTTTTAAGACTTCCACCGGATAAAGCATCATAAATATCTTCAAGGTTTCCAACTCCACCACCCATGATGTTTCTTGCTTGATAATCAACTTCTTCCTGCATCTGTGTATCTAATTTCTTCAAGGCT